TTCAGAAAGGAAGTACTGGACCTGTAGTAGTTGGAGGTTCTGGTATAGAAGAATCTACAATACCTGGAAGAGCATTTGTAATTGACTCTGTAACTCCTTGAATCAACTGAGACTTTATATTATTAATCATGTTATCCTTCTCAAGGTAGATCTTAGTTCCACCAACAACAACACCAAGAGAAACTAATCCTGAGAGAAGAGCAATAACGTTAACTATCTTCTGCATCTTTTTGAATCCTATTCATAAGTTCTTCTTTATCTATATCCAACTGTCTTTTCAATTTCCTTCTCATAAATTCCATTCTCACTCTCAGAGGTAAATATCTGATCTGTAAGTTAATATACACAAACAGATTTGTAGTGTTCTCAATCCCAGCATAGGCAACCATCAATATGATAATGGTTGTGGTTAAATAGAAACCAATCATTAGATTCCTCTTTTACTATTTACAGAAGGAATAAGTTGATAAGATAATTTATCTCTCAACTTTTCACATCTTTCTATATCGTATTTTTTGAAGTGTCCTCTCTTCTCAGAGTGTTTGTAATAATGTAATGCATTTTGGATGATGGTAAAGTCTTCCATCGTCAATTGAAAATCAAATAAGTGTTCCATATATTCTACGAATTACCCTGAAGTTGTAACACGATTTCCTGTTGGGTGGTGTCATCAATCCCATGTCTTATCTCTTGGGATTCTACTGATACTACAATTCCTATAATTGTTGTTGCTGCTGCAATGATGGCACCAGCACCTGCAATCCACATTTCATTTTTACGAATTCTTCCACGTAATTCATTATCAAGTGTTTTGAGTTTTTCCTCAGTCTTATCTATACGACTGTGAACCATCTCAATACGACGAATGGCATTTTCTAATGTACTATCAATAACAGAAACACCAGATGTCTCTGCTTCTAAAGCGTAAATCCTCTCACGAAAACTTTCAATCTTACTTTCTAATACTGCAAGTTTGGAATCCTGTTCAGCATCCTTATTTGACAGGTCACTCATCTTCCAATTCCTCAAAAGCAAGTTTCATAATTGTATATATGTAATATGACACGCCAAAAAGAAGTATCATCAAACTAATGATGACACTCCAGGTAGGATCATTAAAATTTTCTAACGGTCTCAATAATAAATTCATGGGTTTCGTGGATCAATTCCTAATCGTTTCAAATACTCAATCCACCAATCAGCATCCTTGATATATCTCCAGTTAGGAACCTCCTTACCATTCTCCACAACATAATATTGGTACAGAGAATCATCTATAGTCTGTGCGATCTCCATATTCTTCTTCCTCTGCATCAACATCTTCATATGGGTTTCCCAAATATGGTCCTCGTTTTCGTAGAGGTTCTTTTCTGACATAATCAGTCTCCTCGTTTACTGCTTCAATCCAAACAGCAAGTTTCATCACGATGAAGATAATGATGAGAGGTGTAAAACACCCAACTAAAATTACGGGGTTCATTTGTGTTTCCTCGTAAAAGGTTCCCAGTGTTCCCATCCATATTTATGGATTGCCCATATACCAACAATTGGTACTACAATTAATACTGTTGATAAGATACCCAGTGTGAAAGAGTTCTCCATAGTATGTCTGACAATAATTTTTATACTTTCCATGTCTTCCAAGGGTCTGGATTATGGACACAAGAGTTTGGATGTGCCCATTGTTCTTCTTCTTTCATAGAAAGTTGATGTCTCAATCTTCTGATCTCTTCTTTCAACCAGCGGTTTTCATTTTCTATTTCTTCAATGTGCTGTTCCATTTCCTTTATAATCGTCAGTGTCATAGTATCCGCCTTTTCTGGCGCCGAAGTAAATTGTAGATAAAACAAAAGGCACCGCCACAATCAGCAGTGCCCGTCCGAATAGATGTTCCATGTTTTTTTATTTGGAATATGTGAAATAGTTGAAGTCAATACGAACCATTCAGATGCTGTGGAATGGACCACATACTTTTTGTCATTTACTGTAACGACATATTTTCTCATAAATTATGATGCATTAATTTACATGTACTGTACCAACCATACCTGCACCCTTGTGAGGTCCACACCAATAAGTATAGTCACCTGCTTCAGGGAATTCAACCATAAAATCTTCACCTGGTAACATTGCCAGAGCTTCATGACCAAGTTCAGGATGATCTTCCACAACCACATTGTGTGGTGGAAGCATGTTGTTTACAAAGTGAACTGATTCTCCTGCTGATATTGTAATCTCTGCTGGATCAAAAACAAGATTTCCATTTGATCCCATTTGAACATCAACTGCCCATGCTGGAGCTGCTAGGAATAGTGTAGCAAGAAGTGCGAAAAAGAACTTCATATATCTAACGCAACTACATTATCTATGATAGAAATCGGTCTTTATACATAGGGTTTGTTTTGGCTTCCTGACTTATTAACAATCGTTGAATACTGAACCTACTTCAGAACCAATTTCAGATCCTGCTTTTTGACCCAGAAGTGACATCCAACCTGCTGCTAACCATCCAATATAAGGAATGTTAACAACTGCAGGAACAAGAAGACCAGTAGCAATACTAGTCCCTGCCATCGCACCTTGTGACCGTGCTCCAGCGTCCGCCACGATACACTCTATGTTTTCCACACCTGACTTTCCCTCGCCGTCTATTACGGCACCTCCTATGTTACGGGTTCCTTCCATGGTGTATTGATCTCTACGATACTCATTACGTTGTTCTGTGCCACCACCAAACAATCCCCGTTTAGTTTTATCAAGATTCATTGACCTTTCAGATTCTAGTATCTTAGGGTCATTTGCTCTATATTCTACAATATAACCATCCTTTCCACTTTGAATTCTGTAAGAGGAGTAGTCTCCACTGGGGAGACTTATTACAGGATGTTTAGTTGAATTAGAAACTTCAATAAGATGACCCAATACACCAACATGTGCAATGGCAACCACTCCACCCACACCAATACCAAACCATTTTAGTAAAGTCATGATTTCTTAGGTTCAACAGCGGAAACAACTTCAGGTTCTTTTTTTGCTACTGCTTTGCCATTTCCATTTCCACCACCTGTTTTAGCAGGAGACAATCCAAATGCAGCTAGCGATCCAGAGAAGACCGAAGCGATGAAGGTCGGATCAAAATCAAGAATTTTTTGACCGTTAGGTAATCGAACGTAACTAAAGGTTAGGAGAGAAGCAGACCAAATAAGTACAACAACTTTCACCAAATTACCAAGGACTTCACTTTTATCTTCATGCTGGTCGTCTTTCTCTTCTACCTTTGCTTTGGATTTGTTGCCAAGCATAGGTATAGGAGTAAGGCGAAATTATTTATAAAAAAGGGGTCACTTGGACCCCTGATAAACTGGTTGCATCATCCCTTTATCTGGTCCGTCGTCATCATCAATGTCAGAAGACTTGAGAAGAGAAATGATAATACCTATTGTAATAATACCCGTAAACACATCTATTAGTGTTTCAGTGGTCATCACCAGATACCAGGAATAATCTGACCACTGACAGCGTATGCACCCATTGCGGCAATGACACCAATCATTGCTGCCCAACCATTAATGCGTTCTGCTTTTTCGTTCATTGTTTTTCTCCAGAAATGTTTGTGTAGATAGAAGTATCACCATAGTCACGGTGAACTTTGTAACCAACAACAGCACCTTTAGTATTCATTAGTGCTGGCATAAAGGCAACAGTAAAGAACACTGCTGGTGCTCCAATAATAAGTGTTCCTGCAATCACATAGTAAGTGAGGAGTTCAATCAGACTGTGTTCCATCTTGTGTTTTATTGTAAATTACAACTCTGCCATTTTCGTGAGTGAAAACTAATTCATCATCGTGCCCCCAGCAGAGTTCTTCATAGAGGGCATTTAGTTTTTCCATGTCTTCATAGAGAGAGTTAGGATTAGGCATCAGTACAAATTTTCTTCCTGCTCAGTTTCAATAACAAGATCAGAAGTAGGGTATGCAACACAAGTCAAAACAAATCCTTCTTCAATTTGATCATCATCAAGGAAAGACTGGTCAGACTGATCAACAGTACCACTCACA